TTATTCAAGGCGCACAATGCCACGTACCAGAGCGACGCCATAAAATTGATCCTTCGAAAGCTCAAACGGAGGATAATTGTTATTGTCGGATACGATTAGTATGTGTTCACTGTCGGATCCGGGCATAATTCTTTTGATAAGCGGCCCCTGCTTGGTGTCCAGGACGTATGTTTTGTTCCACTGAAAGAAAAGATCATTAAGTGGAACACGTTCACAGGCAACCAAATCACCTGAATAGTATGTAGGCTGCATTGAATCCCCTTTTACCTGGATCAAGAAGTCGGCCCCTTTGAATGCTGGGATTACATACCTCTCACACTCATACTCCATCACAGATGTATCACCGGTGAAGGCACCGGCCATCGCACTTAATGGAATAAGAGGGATACCCTCATTACTCTTCTTAGCTACTTGATGAGCCTTCTCCTTACTAACCAAATGCTCTTGCTCTTGAGACTTCTGTAACTCCTCAATATAGGAAAGAGGAAGGATTGCTCGACTTGGTTTAGACCTACCTTTTAATTCACCAGGTACAAGCATTGTTCCCTCACCCATTAGAATCCAAAAAGGAGAAAAACTATATTTCTCACATAAAGCGGCAATAGTGTCCGTACCAGCCTTCATTCTATTATTCAGAATTTCTGAAAACTTGGAAGGTTTTAACCCAAGGCTTTCCGCAATACTGGCTTTAGTTAGTCCTTTGTCCTGAAATAGTGTAGAAACAGCCTTTATAAATCGTTCATTTATTGAATCTTTGTCCATATTATAATATTTAACTTCAGATTTTCTGTATTTTCCTTTTCTGTATTTCAGAAATTCTGTATATTTGCAACGTGTTAAAGATGTAAACAGCGGCCAAATATAATGAAAAAGGCTGAGAATAACGAATTTTAAGGATTAAAGAGTATGAAAGCAAAATTTGATAAAGGACAACGTGTTCGCGTCACAAAGAAGAATGGAGAAACCATTGATGGAATTATAAATGACTGGGATTATAACTGCTGCACATTCGATGTTCAATACGATATTGAGTATATGAAGGAAATGAAGTCTGGACTTTGATGTGCGTTCCGGAAAATTGTATTGAGTTGCTATAAAATATACAGGCAAAGAGATTGCCGGATAACTGGCAGCCCGGAAAGACGGGTTGGAAAGGGTGGCTGGCGCGGCCGGAAAGTTGGAAAGCGAAAGCGAAAATAGAGGACAGCCGACGGGGTTCGATTCCCCGCACCCTACAATGTTTAACAAACTGAATGAACAATGGGAATGGAGAATAAAAAAATGGAAATGCGCTTTAAACAGAAGCTGCGTACTTTGATAGGTAGTGTTACACATACCCAAAACATTGCAGACCAGGCGAAGGAACTGGCGGAGGCTTATATGACAGCTGCCCAAATCAACGATTCTGACGCTTGTAGAGTGATTGAGAATGTATCGTGTGCATGTGAAGAGGCACTGCAGGTTTTGATAGATGAGTTAAGTAAGGAACACGCTCTGATAAGTGTGAGTGACGATGAAAATAAAAAATAGCATTATGAAAAAGCAGATTTTAACAGACAACGAGACGAAGACTTTCCTAATGAAAGTATTTGGCTGTACTCGCCAGGCCGTATGGCAGGCATTGAACTTTGAGCGTAACAGTGAACAGGCCCGACGCATCCGTACACTCGCTTTAAAAAGAGGTGGAAAGCTCACGGATGGTTTTATTCCAGATTGCGAAACTACATTTCAGGAAGTGGAACGTACTATCACGTTGACTTTCGGACCAAGAGTGAAAATTATCTATAACCGAGAAACAGACGAATCTATTGTTTACGTGGATGGCCATCAGAAATCCAGCTATACCGGCTTAAGTATTGCAGATTTTTTACAATTAGAAAACGAAGTTCAGCAGATGGCCTCCGCACTATAAAATAGTGAAATATGGAGTACTACGGAAAGATATTGTGTATATCATATCACGACCTTACTTGCGGAGAGAACCCGATAATGTCGGTACCGAATTACAAGAAGCTGTCGTCAACAGGTAAAATCAACGTGGTACGTCAAGGAAAGGGACTCGGTAATTATGCCTTGGTAGAAGTCGCCACATTACCGAAAAGATTTCAAGAGAAAGTCAAAGAGAAATACGGAGATATGAAAGAAGATATACTCAGAAACTGGTTTGGAAGTAACTTCCGCATTGACGCAAAGGCAAGGGAGTTCTATACAAAGTTCCGGTTCGAAAATGGAGACGCATTACCACCGGAGCATATCAACGAATACACGGTGAACGCTTCTGTCATTGAGGCCGTACTTGCGGTTATGGAGGATGCCATATTAATGCGAAAGGCTATGAAGGGAGGGCCGGTAAACTGGGGAGAAATGGCCGGAGCCATAAGTTATTACCAGTCAGAATTCGGGCACACCCTCCCGATGAGTGCCAACCGGTTCAAGCGTCGTGTCAATGAGTTCAAAACACGCGGTTATGAAAGTCTTATCAGTGGAAAGTTTATGAACCAGAACAGACGTAAGGTAACTTTCGGTATTGAAAAATTATTGCTTGCCATTGACGCACAGCCGGAACAGCCATATAATACAACGGTTTATGAGAACTACAATCTATTCCTTCAGGGTGATTTGGAATTGTTTGATCCTGATACCGGTGAAATACTTGATCCGGCAGACTTTACCGATAAGGATGGCAACCCAATTGTATTAAGTCCGGCAACAGTGGCGAACTATCTGAATAATCCCAAAAACAAAGCATTGCGTGCCAAGAAGCACATGAGCCAATGGGACTTCAATAATGCATACCGCCCCTACCATCTGCGCCGGGTTGGAGAATATTCGCTTAGTAAAATATCCCTTGATGACCGTGACCTTCCCCGTCCAATGAAAGACGGTAGCCGAGTAAAGGCATATTATGCTTATGATGTGGTCAGTGGTGCAGTAGTTGGATATGCACATAACAGATTGAAAACAGCGGAACTGTTCCTTGATTGTATGCGTAACATGTTTCAGACTCTTGACCAAAACGGTATGTATATACCAGCGGAACTTGAAGTTGAACATCATTTAGTCAGTGACTTCGCAGATGGACTCATGCAAGCCGGAACAGTGTTCCCGATGATTCGCTGGTGTAATCCTGGTAACAGCCGTGAAAAACGAGCCGAACACATGAACAGGGCTAAAAAGTATGGTGTGGAGAAACGTACCCAGGTTGGAATTGGACGTTGGTATGCAAAGCTGGAAGCTAACCGGCCTAAAGAGGAAAAAGTATATGACGAAAAAAACAACACTTACAAAGTAAAGTCATATACATACGATGAGCTTGTGGCAGACGATATACGGTCTATCCATGAATACAACAATCAACTACACCCCAACCAGAAGAGGTTTCCCGGAATGACACGGTGGGACGTATTGTGCAGCAAACAAAATCCGGATCTGGCACCTTGGGACAAAGCCGTATTGTACCGCTATATCGGATTCCGTACGGATACTACAATCAGGAATAACAGCTTTTTCACTGTTCAGTATAATAACTTCGTTCTTCCGGATCCTGAGATAATATCCAAGCTGGAGCCCCGCAATTACAAAGTAGAGGCCTATTATTTGCCCGACACAGACGGAAATATTACCGAGGTATATATTTACCAGCATGGGCGATATATCGCCACTTGTAAGCCTGTAACACGCTATAATGAGAATACGGTCGAACAGACTGAAGCCGACAAGGAAGCCTATACAGAACAGGCGAAGTATGTGGCCAAGTTTGACAAGATGATGAAGGACGGTAAAATCAAGCAGGTCGGAATACTACGCAAAGAAGAATCAAAAGCTATCGAAAATGTAAAAGCTGAAGCTGTGGATGTCGATATTCCAAATGAGGAGGAAGATTATTCAGCCTATATGGATGTGGCACATTTTGAGGCTGACGCATTAGCAAAAGTTTAAGTTTAGAACAATATTAAAATAGCATTCAAATGGAAATAACAAACGAAATTAAGAAACGTATTGTATCAGCTATTGCAGCTGATCGTGAAAATTATCCCAGTGACAACCGTCATGCAACGGCATTGGGAATCGCCCCAAGCGTATATAACGCCATTAAGAGAGGAAATTATGAAAAGCAAGTGAGCGATGCCAACTGGATAGGTATCGCCAGAAGGCTTGGCGTACAGCTACGTGTGGAAATGCCTTGGGTAGCGGCTAAAACACCGACATACGTGTTTATAAGCAAACAAATGGAGGTTTGCCAAGACAGCGGGCTTAGTGCCATCCTGTGTGATATGCCGAATATCGGAAAAACATTCACGGCAAAGGCCTACGTGAAACAGCATAAGAACGCTGTATATGTGGATTGTTCACAGGTGAAAACGAAGCTCAAGCTGATACGCTATATTGCCAAAGAGTTCGGTGTTGGAAGCTATGGCCGTTACAGTGATGTGTATGAGGATCTGGTGGCTTACCTGCGTACGATTGATACACCACTGGTGGTTCTGGATGAAGCCGGAGACCTGCAGTATGAAGCCTTCCTGGAGCTGAAAGCCCTTTGGAACGCTACTGAACGATGCTGTGCTTGGTATATGATGGGAGCGGACGGACTGAAAGAAAAAATAAACCGTGCCATTGAGGGAAAGAAGGTTGGATATACTGAAATGTTGAGCCGTTATGGTGACACTTACAGCAAGGTTACTCCGGACGACGCAAGGGAACGCGAGAAGTTCCTGAAGGCTCAAGCCGCCATCGTTGCCAAGGTAAATGCTCCAGAAGGAACAGATATATCCAGAATAGTAAACGCAACAGGTGGAGGGCTCCGGAGAGTATATACTGAAATTGAAAAGTTAAGGAGGGTTCAGGCATGATAACTAAAATATCGTTAGAAGATAAAGGTCAGGATATTTTATGGTTTAAGGTTAATGAGGGTGGACTTGTGGAAGAGGCTGGCCCATTTCAAAACGAGATCTGGAAAGGCTCATATATACCTTATTGGGATGTTCGCATTGGGCAGCTACTTCCTATACACCATTACCCTCATATTATACATGGCTTTCTAAAATATAAAGTAGTATCAATAAAAAGAGAAAATAATAATGAAACTGAAACGAGCATATAGTCCCAATGAGGTACTAAATATGAAGATTCCCTGTTTTGAGTTTTCTGGTGCCTGGTATGATTCAATGGGAAATCCTGCAAAAAGTGGAACCTGGATTATTTGGGGGGCCAGTGGAAACGGCAAAACATCATTTGTAATGCAGTTGGCCAAGTACCTTTGTTCTTTCGGTAAGGTGATATATGACAGCCTGGAAGAAAGTGTTGGCCGGTCGTTCCAGATGTCCCTTCAGCGACATAAAATGGATGAGGTAAGAAAACGGCTGATAATACTTGACCGCGAACCAATGGATCAGCTGGAGGAAAGGTTAAGTCGTAGAGGTAGTCCAAATGTAATTATTATTGATAGTTTCCAGTATAGTGGTCTAAGTTATCCGGAGTATAAGGCCTTAAAAGAGCGTAATCCAAAAAAGCTGTTCATATTTATCAGTCACGCGGAAGGAATGCATCCAGCAGGCAGAGCAGCCCGGAAGGTTGAGTATGATGCCGATGTTAAAATAATGGTAAGCTGCTTTAAGGCATGTTGTAAAAGCCGTTTTATGGAACGTCCGGGAGTTCCATACGTCGTATGGGAGGAAGGAGCTGCAAAAGCATTAAAAGATAATATAGAAAACGATGGATTTAGAAAATAAATTATTCCAGATACTGCTGAAAGGTAGTGAGGCATCAGCGATAGTTGATGACTGGGTTGAGCGAAATATTGAATGTGACTTGCGTTTTCGTAAGGCCAAAACAAAAGGCCATGTAGTGATTGAAACAAGGGACGTATTGTTCGCCAGAAATATACAAATTTGGCACCCGTCCTGTCAGATAAATATTAAGGATTTGAACAATGGGAACAGAAATTAAATGTAAGGACTGTGGAAAGGTATTAAACGGTGGATATTATAATACTCCCAAAGGACCGTATTGCGTCGAATGCTGGGAAAAGAAACCTATGCATATAAGAAAACAAGAGGAGAAAATTGCTTTATCCATTTACGCTTCAATAGCAAAAAGACTATTAAAATGACAGTTATGGCACAAAACATCACAAATTATGCCCGGTTTTATGGATTGCTTAAGAAGTTATCCGGGGCAGATAAAGAAACACTCGTTTACCAGTTCACCAATGGACGCACAACAAGTCTGCATCTTATGACGGTAAAGGAATACACATCTATGTGTAACGAAATGGAACGGGTTGTCGGATATGACGAAAGACGGGAATTGTACCGGAAAGAACTGAAAAGAAAACGAAGTGCAGTATTACACCAGATGCAATTACTTGGGGTGGATACAGCTTCTTGGGATAGGGTAAATGCTTTCTGTATGGATAAGCGGGTGGCGGGAAAAGTATTTAGGGATCTGGATCCGGACGAACTGGACGCCCTATTAACCAAAATACGTGTGATAAGACGAAAAAAAGATAACCATAAAAATGATTGACTATGAACAAAAAAACAGAAACAGTTTTGAAAGATCTGGAAGGTCAAGCCAGAACTGCAAGCCTGGATATGGAACAGGAAGAAGCAGCCGAGTTTTTTGACCAGCTTGCAGATTGGGCATACGCACAAAGTGAAGCCTGTCTTATAGAGCCTGATATTGAGATGCAGGATTATGAGAAAGACGGAGATAATAACTAACTTAAAAAACAAAAAAAATGGAAGAAGTAAAGAAACAAAATGTGGATGTAAAATCCATGAGTAAAGAGGAGCGAAACGCTTTATTAGCACAGTTGCAGCAAGAGGAAAAAAACGACCGCATTGCACGCCGTGAAACTTATGAGGCCTTGCGTGCGGAGTTCATGCATGACGTTAAAAACAAGGTTACCGAACTTGTGTCTGACGTAAAATTCTTCCGCGATTGGCTGGAGACAGAAGCCGAAGCCTTCACTTCGGTTATGAGAGAATACGGTCAGGTTAAGAGTGATGACCAGCGTAGCTATACCATTACAGACGGTGACTTCCGCCTGGAGGTAAAGAGTAACAAGGTGAAAGGGTTTGATGAACGTGCGGATATGGCAGCGGACCGTCTGATAGACTATCTGAAACGCTATATGCAAAATAGCGAGAAAGGATCTGATGACCCGATGTATCAGATGGCAATGACGCTCCTGGAGCGTAATAAAATGGGTGATTTGGATTATAAGTCCATTTCCAAGCTATACGAGCTGGAAGATAAGTTCGATGAAGAGTACGCAGATATCATGCGCTTATTCAAAGAGGCCAACGTGGTACAGCGAAATGCAACCAACTATTATTTCTCAAGACGCAATCCGGACAACGGTGTTTGGACGCGAATTGAGCCGAGTTTTTGTCGTTTGTAAGATAAGCTGTTGACGTGTTAAACAGAAAGCACCGTAAAGTTCATATTTACGGTGCTTTTTGCTTGAAATAGATGTAAATCAATTATTTTTGCAATAGGAAATGGCTCATGGGTAAAGGACGAGATAAAGAACTGATACGGTTACGTGATGAAGCTTTGTGCAGACGTTATTATTATTGGACGGAAGTGCAAAGATTACGCTTCGATGACGCCTTGCGCATTTTATCGGAGCGTGAATTCTTCATATCCGAAGAAAGGATAATGACTATTATCCGTAAAAAATCAAGAGAAGGGATAGATAAAAATATCAAACCCCTTCCCAAGATTAAGGTCCCTAAATTGACCGCCGCACAACTTGAGCTGTTTAAGACCTTATAGTTCCATTGCTGATTCATCATGCATTGTGAAAGAAAAAGTAAATTCAAATACTTTGATATAACCGGGTAATGAATAACTTCTACTCTTCTCTCTGATAAGTGGAGATGAATTATCCGAACATTCCAGACACTGCAATGTCTTATATAATTTATTTGCCATCTTTTGTCGTTCGCGAACTTTATCGTAAGTTCCGGAGGCGAAACTTGTATCATCGTAACAATCAATGGCAAGGCGAACCGTTATTAAAGAATCACTATTTTGTGCCCCTCCACCTAAATCGTGCCAATCTGAGCTCGTATCGCCTATTAACGCACAGGGAAACGTAACTGGGTAATGATCCTCGTCGGCTCCCATTTCCAACTGGCCGTAATCTTCGTCAATCAGAGAAAGTTCCGGCATTTCGCGAGCAATCTGCTCCATAATTTCAATAAAAATTTCTTCCATGATGTTATGAGTTTAATATGGTTCTTATTTCTTTCTCTATTCTTTCGTTTATTTTATCTGTTAACTCCTTACTTTCCCCCAAGAACTGCCTTTGAGGTATGTGAATATTGAGCTTCTTTTTTTTGGTAAGTGCAAGCCCTTTCCAAAATGACGCCTGCGGATTATCCTTTGTCTGTTTTCCACGCCGTTTCGTGCCCTTCTTTTGCCCTGTGTTCGCTTTTCTTCTGTGACCTGAAGCCTTATAGAACTTGGCCCATGCAAAGCGTCTCATACGGTCTGTGACGGTTACAGAAACAGTTCCGCCCCAGTTGTGTATAGGAGCATATACGAGTTCGTTGGATACTTTCACCCGATAATCAGAAGGGATGTACTTGATGGAGCTGAACAAGTGATTACGACCGGACAGCAGCGTACCGTAATTGCTGGCGGCATCTGTTCTTCCAGATGAAAGCCTTTTAGCTTGTGGCCACGGATGCAATCCGCCATTGACAAATCCGCCTTTCCGAAAATTCTCCTGGAAATGATCCTTTGCCATACGTCCAGCAATGACCGGCATTTTTCGGCGCATCATTTTATCAAGCTCCTTGCGTTTCTGTTCTATCAGTTTTGCGAAATCTTTTATATACATAATGCTCAGTAATTCAAAAATTATTTTGTAAATTTGCAACGTAGGCATCAAATTGCCTTTTATTAATCCATGAATATACCGGAACAAGTCAAAAATGAGGCTCGTTTGCTAATTGAGCAATACGGTGATTCCTTCGAGTACCTTGGTAAATTTGAAGGACAGGATGCCTATGTATTCAAGTTTCCGGAGGATTCAGATACCGGTTACCCATTTATTTACCTGTATGATGGTAAAAAAGCAGATGAAGTAACCGGCCCCTTAGCTCTTGATATCATCGATTCACTTGTCGAAAATGTCGAGGAATGAAATGTCGAATAACTTATTGTCTATTCGTAATACCCCTCTACAATTGTGTGAACTTGAGGCTCCTCGCTCGCATAAGTACTTAACATCTTGCCACTCCATTCCAGAGCCGGCAGAATTATCACTTTGAGGTTCAATGTATCTTAATTCCCCGTTTTTGAAACGTTGCAAAATGGTTGCATGACCTCCTCCACTTTTCCATCCGATACTCAACTCGTACACTCCTTCCTCCTTGCATACCTCATTAAAATATTCCATATATCTTTTGGAAGTCATTTTAAGGTATCCTTTATCCGTAAGCCATTCGTTTATACTGACATGTTGTGCCGGTGTTCCGTCCGGGTTTTTCCAGACCTCAAAGGCACGTCCTCGGCTTAGGTATTCAAGTTTAGATCCAGGAGTGTTTCCTTTAGCCGTAATATCCCATCCCCTTAGCCTCAAGGCATAAGCCGGTGCACAGGTTTGGCAGTTGATGTTGTATGGAGTGTCTCTTTTCTTGTTGTAATCATTGTTCTTTCGGTATTTATGACCACTCTTATCACGATAGGGACCATTCGGATCCAAAATAAACTCTTCCACATGGTTAGGATTTGCGTTCTGCTTGTCCGCTTTATCAACGTCCATTGGCTTCCCCTTTTCTATTTTAAGAGCTTTTTCTATTTCAAGATTGTTTCTGGCAATAGCCATCTTTTCCTCTTCGGTAAGGTTGTCCGGCATTTCTGCAACCATTTCATCAATACGCGATGTCAGTTTATCCACAGCCTTTTTTGCACCTTTATGAGCTTCCTTTTGATATGGATGATTATCTGAAAACAACTTGCCGTCTTTCCCTGGATTATTATCAAGTCCAGGCTGTGGCTTGTCCTGTGGCGTTGCATCTGGTACTGGTGTAACCGGGTCATCCGTTGAGGACAGACTACACTTACAGTTCCATCGGTCGCCTGGGCGGTGTTCACTCCAAAATGCATCATCTATTGGGCGGACAGTCCCCCAGAACCTTTTATGATCTGCACCTGGCGTAATTGATGTTGAAGGCATCCAGCGTAAGTTAGGAAGAACGTCCTTTTCCCGTTCAAACTGTTGCCAATCTGCAGCCTGGTGTGCGCGTATAACGGCAGTATCATATTCTGTCCGTAACCAGGCACCAACCTGATGGGAGGCAATAGGCATGACCTCATTTTTCCACTGTTCGAACGGCTTTAGATTGCCATCCGAATCCAATAATAATCTGGCCATATCATTCTGCATACGGTGGACCTTAAACGCAGAAAATACAGCATTGTTCCGCATAACGGCATTCCTAAAATCATCATCCGGATCTGTCACCTTGGACTTTTTGAACCCCTTTTTTGTGGCCTTATTCATTTGCGACCAAACCTCATTAAAAAGGTTTATTTCGATATCAGTGACTGGATGAAAGTCTTTACTGTATATGTTCAATAAGGCACGACGTAATACATCTTCTGAGAACTCAAAATCACTGGTTACACTATCCTCTTTTGCGCCATACAGTTCATCAACTACCAGTCTAAAGCTGCCCCGCCGTCTGACGGGGCTTTCCCGAAAAAACTTGCAATCCAGTTACGGAAGGATTTCTTTTGTGCCGAGGTTGATTCCGGAGTCTTTTCTTCTTTTTCTTCTTTTTCTTCTTTCTCCTCTTTAACCGTATCCGATATTTGAGCAGGAGCATTATTGTGTTGGTTCTGCTCATCCTGTTCTTTTTTTATCTGTTCGTAGTTGTCCGGCTTTTCAACACCAAATTCTTCATATAGATATTCATCAGAAACAGGCAAATTAAAGTTTTTCTTTAATGTGGTTATTATATTGAGCTTTGTTGTAGAGTCTGTTTCTTTCTTTTCTGGGAAGCAGAAAACCCCACCGGCGGTGTTAATGCCCATGTGTGCAAAAATGTCGCTCATATCATAATTAAGGACATTAAGCACATAATTCTTATCTGCTTGAGCAACTTTATCTTCTACTTTTTTATGTACGGTACCAAGGGCCTGAGTGCCGTTCTCAGAAGATTCTGTTGTCAATGTATTACCGAGTACAAGTTTAGATATTTCGTTGTTACATCGTTCGCAAAGTCGTTCGTACACATCTGCGGAACCAGTTTTATTCCCAGCTTCAGTCAGTTTGAATTCGGTGTCCTTGGCGTGGAAAAATTGTGCAAGGCTTCCAGTGTTTGCCGCATCCTCCATTGCTCTTTGTCTGGATTCCTCGTCATCTGAATCATAAATATACTCCTGAATAGGCATACCAAATATTTCCGAAAACTGTGACCAGTCACCTGTAGTGTTACGCTTGTAAATTACCCAGGGAGCGGCTTTTGCAAGCAGCCCTAAATCGCTTGGACTCCCAACAAATAAGAGATCTGTATATTTGTCCCAAGATACCCCCGTTACATCAGTCTGATGACGCAGAATTAGCTTTTTGATGGGGTCTACATGTTTACGCGGCACAAGATCATAGTCCACCCATTCTCCATCTTTATAGAATTGGCACAACGAAAATCCCCAAAACCTTGCGTCTATGATATCCCCGATAAGTTTATTGAACCAGGGCGAACGTATCTGTTCATTTACGGTCTCGTCCGGCTTCCCATTTACCTGAAACTCTATATCGGAACATAATACTGCATTCTTACGTTTCTCAATCACGCAGGTGAGATGCGTATCAATAAGTATATCAGAATATAAGTCATATAACTTATACCTACGTGAGAAGTCCACATTCTCAGCTGCTCGTATGGCAGACATATAGTCCGCTATATCCAGCCCGAAACGTTTGGGTTGGGTAAGTACAATAACATTGGGCTTTTTCTGTCCAGGTGCCATAAAATTACCACCAACCGTGATAATCCCCGGCTTATTTTTGTTTTTCTTTCTGCTCATATTGTTAATATTACAAATGGTTTACTCTTTTACGATTGCTTTTTATTCTGAATGATGAATTACTTGCACGTATGTCGTCTGGAAGCAATGGAGCTCCTTCGATAGAAATATCTTCCGCTGCAACAGCTTTCATCCATTCTACAGCACGTTCATACCTATCTTTGCGTACTTGGGACAATTTTTGTGGATTATGAATGCAGAAAATATGATATACTGCTATATCAATTACCATCATAAGTACAAGTTCATTCCGGTCTGTTCCTGTTGCCGAAAAAATTTTGTTACAGTCATATCGTTTGGACAGGTAACATCGCATTTCGGAAATGGCTCTGTCTTCACAGACCTCAACGAGTGTTTCGTCCTCTCGTACAAGTGCATCTAATATATCCCTATGGATACTTGCATCATAATCGGTCAGTTCTACAAATTGGCTCATATTTTTAGTGTTAAATATTACATTCTACGTTTGTTCCTATTCCTTAAATCCTTTCTGCTTCGAAATACAAGAGGCTCCGCTTTGCGTATTAATTCGTCAATTATGCGATTTCCACCTTCAACGGCATCGGGTCCGTCAGCCGGATAACGAAGGGATAAGGTAAATAACTTGAATTGATCCTCCAGCTCCTTCATGTGCGGATTGTCTTTTTCAGCCTCATTCAGTATTAGGTTACCTTCCCTGTTTAATGGTTCAAGATTTGCCTCTATACGCGTGGCCTTATCGGTTTTTTT